TAATATTGGTTCTATTAGTGGATACATGACTGGCATACTACCTGAGGATCAATACTTAACTTGCAAAGAAACTCAGAGAAACTTTGTAGTTCGTAACAGTTTCATAGATGAGGATACTGTAAAGTGTAAGATGTATAATCTTAGTTTTAGTTATGTTGCTACACCTTTACTAACAAAATCCTCACACCAGAAAAACACAGAAAACATGATACAACTAGAAGATGCGGCACTGGCAGTTCTAGAATGTTTTGATGATGATGAACAAGGCTACAGAACAGTTGAACGTGTTATACAATGTAAGCAAATTACCTTGGAAGATATGGAATCCAATTGGAGAACTGGTGCTAGAAACATGGCAAAACACATAATTCGTACTAATAACGACTTAAAATCGTAACCAAAACAAGCACTTACACTTCCAAATTTACCAAAAAAAGTGGTAGAAAAAGGTTGACTCTACCCCCAAAATCCGGTATAATATATACATATTAACAATTAAGCAGTAGGACTTTTATGTACAATATTTTCCAAATCAAACTCAGCAACGAAGTTACAGACTTTGTAAATTCTAATGACCATGGTCATACAGGTGCTGAAGCCAAGTATCCAATCTACGAAGCATATATGAGATTAATGCATGGACGTGGTGACGACTATGCGGCTAAGTTCAAAGACACAGATTTCCAACACTTCACTAAAGTTTGTGAAGTTAAGAAAGACGGTGGACTTGTTGATGGTGATGGCGAGCAATGGTTAGTTCGTAACCTAGAAGATGTATTTGCTGTTCTTAACGGCAGATACTTTGACGAAGACAGCAACGAAGATATTGTGTTTGATAATCATGTAAGTGGTTTTAAAATGAAAACAATTACTCGCAAAGACGGAGAAGTTGTTACTTACCGTGACATGCATTCTTTAAGTGTTGGCGACATTGTTCAAGATGTAGACAACGGTACATTCCACATTGTTGCTGGAATGGGTTTCAAAGATGTAACTGAGCAGGCTAAAAACTTCACAGAACAATTTCAAACAGAGGTAGCATAATATGTTGACAGAACAAATTCATAATGAAGCGGTACAAAATGCCGCACAGGCAACTGCACACTATTTAGATACAGTTGGTGAGCATCCATTTAATTGTGGCTTTGCTTGGGTAACTGCTAATGTTAAAGGCAACACCAAAGTAGGCAAAAGTTTTATTGCACAAGGTTTTGAGAAAAGTTATAACGGAGGATTTCAAATTTGGAATCCAAGCGGTAACTACACACAAGATGTTGGTGCTAAAATGGCTGGTGCTGATGCGTATGTGACTACTGTTAAAAAGTATATTCCAGAAGCACCACTTTACACAGGATCAAGGTTAGATTAATATGGCAAAAAAATATATCATTACAGACATCGATGGAGTAGTTTTAGACTGGGAAGAAGGTTTCAGTGTTTGGATGGAACATCACGGACACGAAAAAGTCGATGGCTTCCAGTTTATTTACAGCATTGGTGATAGGTATGGTATTAGCCGTAACCAAGGTCATAAACTTGTAAAACAATTTAATGAAAGTGCCGCAATAGGATTTTTACCTCCATTGCGTGATGCACAATGGTACATTAACTTACTGCATGAGAAACATCAATTTAAGTTTATTGCTCTAACAAGTTTATCTTTAGATCCGTATGCAAAATATCTAAGGGAAAGAAACCTTAAAAAGTTAATGGGCGATGCGTTTGAAAGAGTTATCTGTTTAGATACAGGTGCCGATAAAGATGATGCGTTGGATGAACTGGCAGGGTATGCCAAATATAAAGATTGTTATTGGATTGAAGACAAGCCTGAAAATGCTCAGGCAGGAATTAATGTAGGTTTCAAAGCAATACTAATGGAGCATGGACATAACATGGAATCAGATGTTGATGCTATTGTAGTTAAAAATTGGGAAGATATTTACATGCTTCTCACAGATGAGATTAGAAATAAACCAATTAAATATACACGGTAGGAGGTGTTAGATGGCTTATACAGGCAGAGAAGTTATTGCTCATGCAGTAGCAGTTGATAGGTACCAAGGGTACAAATATATTAAGTCGCATGAGACTAATAAAGAAAATACCAAAGGTAATTTTAGCCTCCTTATCCATTCATTAAAGGACCCTAAGACGTCAGTAGTAGGCCCTATTACGGAAGAGGACTATGCAACAGCAGATAACATAGTCGAATACTTTGAAGGATTAGTATTTAAGGCTATGCAACGTGACCTTAGTGAATACGAAAAGAAAATCACAGACCTTATTAAGGCAGAAGACCTTAACTTACAAGGTAAAGATGACCGTTTACCTATTGTAGGTTCATTACCTAATGTTTTTAGAAATAATGTTAAACATGACGTTTGGGCTGATGAGGAACGTACTCTGCGTAAAACATCTGAGTTCGAGGGCGAACTTAAAACACGACAAGAGTTCACAGGCGTTGTAAAAATGGCTAGATTTATGAATAGAACCAACAGTATGTTGTTTGCTATTCTTACTGAAAATGGTAATATTGTAAAGTTCTTTTATGATTGTTACAGAAACGAAGATATAGATGTTAAAAATGACATCAAACTTGGTAATCCTATTACATTTACAGGCTATATAAAAAGCCAAGAAATATCTAAATACTCTAAGTGCAAAGAGACCTTTGTTAATAGGGTTAAGATCCATATAGAAGATAAATAGTATTATAACTTAGAACTAGTCTTAGGACTAGACTGTTTAATAGCAGATCGGAGTATAATAGTATGGCAGTCTTTATGAATGCCAAAGGTACCACCAATACCAATTATCAAATAGGTAAAAGAGGTGCAAAAATCTTTGGCGGAGTAGCAACTCCTACAGATGCAGAAGTAAATACAGGTGATATTTGGTTAGATAAATCAAATAATAAAACCAAAATTGCTTATGTAAATGGAGGATCAGTTACATGGAATCAAATCCTTACGGAAAACTATGGTGATGTAACAATCACAGGTAACCTAACGGTTCAAGGCACTCAAACAACTGTTAATTCTACTACAGTTGAAGTTCAGAATGCAATGGTATTTGAAGGCGCCACAGCAGATGCTCACGAAATTACATTAACAACTGTAGAACCTACAGCAGATAGAACAATACGTTTACCTAATGTAAGCGGTACATTAACTATTGATGGTCAAATAGAAGTAGAAGATTTAAAGACTACAGCCTATGTTGCTCAAGGCGACACTTGGAATAGTGATGACAGTGAACTAGCAACAACAGGTAGAATAGACCAAATGATTGGTACTGAGATTGCAAACAGTTCTGTCGTTATGCATACAACTGGCACTGAATCTATGGCAGGTGTTAAGACATTCAGTAATGGCATAGTAAGTAATGTTACAGGTAACTTAACTGGTGATGTAACTGGTGATGTAACTGGTGATGTAACTGGTACAGTATCTAGTATTTCTAATCATACAACAGCAAATTTAACAGAAAATACCAATCTATATTTTACAGGAGCAAGAGCAAGAAACTCTATTAGTCTTGTAGACAATGGTAGTGGCGAACTATCATACAATAGTTCTACGGGTATATTTACATGGAGTGGTGTAACAAGTTCTACAACCAATGTAGAAAAAGTTACTGCATTGTCCTTTGGACAATTAACAGACTATGGTGCTGTTAGTTCAAGTACAACACTTACAAGCGACTTTGGTAACGTAGCAACAGCGAACGTTACATTCAGCGACACAGGGTATATTTTTACAGACTCTGGGCTACCGCAACTACCTAGTTATCTAGTTACTACATTGCCTAGTAGTGTTAGTGCAGGTGACTTAGCACTATGTACGAATGAAACTGGTGGTGCAACTGTAGTATTCTTTGATGGTACTAATTGGCGTAGAATGGCTGATAGAGCCGTTGCTAGTTAGACCTTCCACCTAATCATACAACTCTTTCTAACATCTCCTTCCCTAATGTTTGTTGGTGCTTGATGCCAAGAGTTAGGATTGTTTACAGTAATAAACATACTGTTTGGTATAAAAGGTATCTGACGTTTAAGTGTCCATTTGTCTAAGTGTTCTGGATTTGATTGATGATAAAAGTCGCACTCAGGATCTTTAAAAGCATGGCTATTTAAATCTGTGCCATTATATTCGTATAACAATGTACCGTAATCCTTTTGCTCTAAGTCCTTAGGCAAATATATCATAGCACTTATACACAGTTTAGTATCATGAAACTCATCAATATGAATATCATCTATTAGTAATTTATTTGTATCTACCCAAAAATTTAATGTAGGCGATACTTCTTCTTGTACTTTAGCAAGTCCAAACTTATCTGCAATAATATGAAACAACTTATTCATTTGTTTATTATACAAACGAACTTCTGCCTGTGTTCCAGAATCAACACCTAAAGAATATTGATCTCTTTCTGATAGGTCATCTCTATTATATATTAATTGTTCTGCTTGTTCAAACTCTGTAAATGCTCTATAGTCATGAGGTCGAATGCATTCAGGAATGAACATATGATGCCATGGGTCAGTAAGAACTTCACAGTTCTCTATCCTGTCTATCATATGGTCAATTTGTTTTGTAATAACCGTATACATGTTTCCTCACTATATCTTTATTAATTATCGGACTACTATGCCAAGCATTAGCACTTCTTGGTATAAAATATACTGTACCATTTGTAAACGGTAATTGGTCGATTAGTTGACAGTTCTCTCTAATTAAACTTTTAGTTAAGTCATCTTCAAATTCATTTGGTTTCCAAAATTGTGTACCAAACTCTGTAACTTGTTCTTTTCCTGGCAAATACAATCCAAATGTTACATCAAATAAATCACTATCAACATGAACATCATTTACTGTAAATTTATTTGTGTCTTGCCATAGCCAACAATCACAAGTATGTTCTGCATATATACCAAACTTGTCTGCAATAGCCATTCTAACGTATTCATGATTGAACACTAGGTCATATAGGTCTTGAAATGTATCGTTACAGTCTACATCTTGTTGTGTTCTTCCTTTAACTTCTATATCATACATATTATCAGGCCATTCTTCTATAAGTCTTTCTAATAAATTAGGGTGTATAAAGTTTTCTATTACTAATTTACCCTGTGATATCTTTGCGTTACTAATTTGTTTTAGACTATGTAAGGTGAATAAATGAAACTGAATGTCACCTATTGGTTCTACCATGCCGCCTTCAAGTAGTATTGGTAGTCTTGGATACCAAGGTTCAGCATCCATAGGTATATGTGTGCAACTATTCATTAGTCCACATACCTTACATTTTATTCTAGGATAGTCTGGGTCGTATTCCGAAGGGTGAAACGGAATACCGTTCTTTGTTCTTGCCAATTTAAATCTCTATGCTGGCTTCAAAGGAAAAGACTTGGTCCGGGAATTCATCAAATAATTCTTTTGATATTTCATCGCCCTCTTGTGGGCTAATTTCTTCATCGAGAACTATTTCATAAATGTATAACGGACCGTCTTTATCTTCATCGGTATAAGATATTACTTCTATACCTACCTGTTCTTTTTCTTCATCATAGGCTGTTAATAATTTAGTAGCCACAACACTTTGCACGATATCGAAGTACTCGATAACGTCTTCGTCTGGTAACTCCTCTCGGACTACCATTCTTGTAAAGTGTTTAATAAATGCCATTGATATTACTTACCTTTCTGAAATGCTTGAGCACCAAAGAATGCGGCTACAATACCTGCTACGGCTACAAAGTATGTTGGTGCCATACTGCCTAGTGTGGATTGTGCCTCACTTAGTCCTGCCAAACTGGCAACAACTACTGCGAAAGGATATAGTAGCATTCCAAATAATGAGAACCATGCCATTTTACGTTGAGCATCTCTCATCGCATCGGCATCTTCTAGTTCTTTTCTTTTGAACTCTAAATGCATATCCATTTCACTCTGAGATATGTGTCCATCTCCGTTAATGTCTATGTCTTCCATTCCTTCTATTGTTTTGAAGCCACGAGTATCATATGCTTCTCCGCCAACAGGTGCCGGTGCGGCTCCTGCCTTAAGTGCATCGTATTCTGCTCTACTCATACTTACTTCTGCTTTTTCGTCTGTCATGTCGTTTCTCCTACAAAACTACTGTTACTGTATCTATATGTATTTATCATAATCTTTAATCTTGACAACACCAAGATTTAGTGTATAATAGCAACATGAGTTATAAATATTATTCTATTCACACACAGAGGTAAAAATGGCATTTAACAAAGTATTCAATCAAGAAGAAAAAGCAAGACTAACAAAACTAATCCAAGAAGGCGACCAAGTTCTATATGAAGTTGACGCCCTATCTGAAGGTCTAAGAGAAACTGTGAAAGCAATCGCAGAGGAAATGGATCTTAAATCAAGTGTACTTATGAAAGCAGTAAAAGTTGCTCATAAGGCTAAGTTTACAGATGAAAGGGATAAGTTTGATGAGTTAGAAACTATCCTGGAAACTGTCGGCAAAACATTATAATTCATAGGAACATTAATCTATGAGTTATGTTGATGCATTTCACGACACCACTAAAGATAAAATTCTAGTATCTGAAAGAGTAAACGGTGAACGTAAGATAATTACACTCCAACCAGAGTATAATTTTTACTATGCTGACCCTCGAGGTAAAGCACAGAGTGTTTACGGTGATCCTGTTACTGAAGTAAGATGTAAGTCACTCAAAGAGTTTAGAAAGAACGTAGCAATTAACAGAGCAAGTGGTCAGTTATATGAAACTGATGTAAAGCCTGTAAACAAAACATTAGAAAAACATTATTTAAATATTGATCCCCCAAAATTACATTCATGTTTCTTTGATATTGAAGTAGACTTTGATCCTGTAAGAGGATTTAGTTCTCCTGAAGATGCATTTATGCCTATTACTGCTATTGGTGTATACTTAGATTGGATGGATGCTATGGTATGTTTAGCAGTACCGCCTAAAACATTAGATTGGGAACAGGCACAAAACATTAGCGGACAATACAAAGAAGTTATTTTATTTAAAGATGAAGCAGAAATGCTTAAAACATTTCTAACACTTATAGAAGATGCAGACATACTGTCGGGTTGGAACAGTGAAGGTTATGATATACCATATACCATTAATAGGATTGTAAAGATATTAGGTAAGAGCGAAACCAGACGTATGTGTTTGTTTGGTCAACTGCCTAAAGAACGTAAGTTCGAATCCTTTGGTAGTGAAAGACAAAGTTATGATTTAATAGGTAGAGTGCATTTAGATTACTTGCAACTGTATAGAAAATATAACTATGAAGAACGTCACAGTTACAGGCTAGATGCTATAGGTGAAGTTGAATTAGGTGAAAAGAAAGTTGTATATGATGGCTCGCTTGATAGACTTTACAATCATGACTTTGGTAGATTCTTAGAATATAATATTCAAGACGTTATGCTGTTAGCAAAAATGGATACTAAGTTACAGTTTATTGACCTTGCTAATACTATTGCACATGATAATACTGTATTACTTTATACAACAATGGGTGCTGTGGCTACAACAGAACAAGCAATCATTAATGAAGCACACAGACGTGGCTATGTTGTTCCTGATAGAAAAAGAGGTGGCAGTAAAAAAGATACTGCGGCGGCTGGTGCCTATGTTGCATTCCCCCAAAAAGGCTTTCACAAATGGATAGGCAGTATGGATATTAACAGTCTATATCCTAGTGTGTTTAGAGCATTGAACATGGCTCCCGAAACTATTGTAGGGCAACTGAGACCAGACTATACCGATGAAGAAGTATTAAATGCTCAGAAGTTAGATAAGAAATCTTTTGCTGATGCTTGGTTAGGTAAGTTTGGTAGTAATGAGTATGAACTTGTTATGGAAAAAGATGTAAACAAACCTATGGTGTTGGATATGGAGGACGGTTCCAAAACAGAAGTTACTGGTGCGGACATTTATAACTTAATATTCGAAAGTGGACAACCTTGGTGTCTAAGTAGTAACGGAACTATATTTAAAACAGACGTACAAGGTGTGGTACCAGGCTTACTTGAACGTTGGTATTCAGAGAGACAAGAACTACAGGCTAAGAAAAAGTCTGTAACAACAGATGCCGAAAAGGCATTCTATGACAAAAGACAATTAGTTAAAAAGATTAACCTAAACAGTTTATATGGAGCGATATTAAATCCAGGCTGTAGGTTCTTCGATAAAAGAATTGGTCAGAGTACAACTTTGACTGGTAGGCGA